GGGCGGGGAAGGCCCATTCCTTTTCTCCGTCCGGAAAAAATTTTTAGGTGACTTCCTTCCGCTTTTGACAAGGAGGTGAGGGGCTTGGTGGTGAGCCAGAAAGAGCTGGCACAGTGCCTCGGCATATCCGCCCGCCAAGTCCGCAATCTCAGGGATGAAGGGCTTTTCCACACCGTCAAGGGGAACCGCGGATATGTCCTCGAGACCTGCGTCCAGGAGTACATAAATTTTAAGATAAATGCGGAAATGGGGAGGAGTGCATCGGTATCCATCGAGAAGGTCAAAACAGACCACGAGAGGATCAAGAAGGACATCTCCGCTCTGAAGCTGCGCCGGATGAGGCAGGAGCTGCATGAGGCGGCAGACGTGGAGGCATTTTTATCGGATATGCTGACGCGTTTTAAGAAGCGGCTGCTGTCCCTCCCGTCCAAGATGGCGATGCAGATAGCCGGGGAAAAGGATATCAACGTGCTGGTGCAGGTATTGACGCGGGGCTTCAACGAGGCATTGGAAGAGTTATCGAGATACGACCCAGACAGCATAGACGGGGAGGATATGGATGCCTATGATATAGAGGATGACGATGAGGAGGATGGGCCATGAGCCAGAGGAGCCGTTCGAGGGAGAAGACCAGGAGGCTGTTCATGAGGACGGTCCAGAAGATATTAAAGCCCATGGAAGAACTGACGGTCAGCCAGTGGGCGGAGCGTTTCCGCATCCTGGACGGGGCGAGCAACCTAAAGGGCAGATGGACGAACGACATCACCCCCTACCTCGTGGGCATCATGGATGCGCTGAACGACCCAGACATCAGGAAGATATTCTTCTGCAAGGCATCACAGATCGGCGGCACGGAGGCATTGATAAACATGCTCTGCTACATCATCCACCAGTCCCCTGCGCCGACCATGATCGTCTATCCCAACGATGACCTGGCAAAGGATATCTCAAATGATAAATTAAAACCTGCGTTCAGGCTGATCCCTGATATCAAGAAGATATTTTATGAGGATAGCTCAAAAGAGCTCAGGCTCCGCTTCAAGACGATGGTCCTGTACCTAAGGGGAGCAGGTTCACCTTCAAAGCTGGCATCGAAAGAGATCAAGTACCTGTTCTTCGATGAGATCGACAAGATGGGCGGGGCATCCCAGAAAGAGGCATCACCTTATAACCTGGCCCTGGAGCGGACCAAGACATACCGGCCCCAGGAGAAGGTATACGCCTGCTCCACCCCTACATTGAAGACCAACTATATCTGGGAGCTGCACGACAACGCGGATGAAGTCAGGCACTATTTTGTCAAGTGCCCCCATTGTGGGGAGTGGATCGAGTTCGTGTTCAAGCAGATCGAGTTTGCGGATGATGATGAGCATACGATGAGCAACTATGAACGTGCGCAGACCGCTGTATATATATGCCAGGAATGCAAGGGCCACATACTGGATGCCGACAAGCCCAAGATGCTCCGGGAGGGGCAGTGGCGGGCGGTCAAGAAACGCGGTGTCGGAAAGCCCAGGTCCGTAGGATTCTGGCTGTCAGCCCTGTACAGCATATTCCTCAAGTGGTCGGATATCGCTGAGGAGTGGCTGGAGTCCTATGACGATCCGGAAAAGAGGCAGAACTTCACGAACTCATGGCTGGCAGAGACTTGGGAGGATACGCAGTTGAACACGACAGAGGATACTGTAAAAGAACGCCAGACGGAACTGGAGGAGTTCATCGTGCCGTCCTGGGCCAAGATACTCACAGCGGGCGTGGATATCCAGGAGACCAGCCTGTATTACACCATACGGGCATTCGGGGACAACACGACGAGCCAGAACATCACGCACGGACAGGTCCTATCCTTTGCGGATATCGAACAGGTCATGGATAGTGAGTTCAGGACGGAGGATGGACGGACGATGCTGGTAGACCTGGCCCTGATCGATTCGGGATACCAGGCGGATGACACATATGATTTCTGCATCGACCATTCAGATTGGGCACTGCCCTGCAAAGGGTCCAGCAACCCGATGAGGGACAGGTACAAGATCAGCAAGATCGACAAGGTGGATTCCAAGGCGTACGGGATGCAGCTGGTGCTCACAGATGGGGACCAGTTCAAGGACTCGATCGCGTCCAGGATGCGCAGGGGGAACGGCCGGGGCAGCTGGATGGTATACAGGGGATGCGACGATGAGTACGCCCAGCAGGTGACCTCCGAGCACAAAGTGTACGTAAAGGGCGCGAAGGGTGCACGCAAACTCAGATGGGTACAGAAACACTCCCACGCGGCAAACCACTACCTGGACTGTGAGGTCTATGCCTTAGCCGCCGCTGAGATCCTGGGCGTGCGCAGGCTGCACCTGCTCAATGACAAGGAAGAGCGGAAAAAAGAGGAGGATCCGCAGCAGTACGCGCCAGAGGAGGGATGGATCAGGGATAATGAGGACTGGATATAGACAGGCGCAGCATTGGGAGGGATACATATGCAGGAGAGGATGACGCCGGAGGAGATGCTGGCGGAGGTGGATAAGGCCATCTATGCCATATGCGTAGGCGGCCAGAGCTACAGGCTGGGCAGCAGACAGCTCACCCGGGCGGACCTAAAGACACTCTATGACATGAAGAACAGCCTGACGGAACAGGCATCGGCAGGGGGCCAGGGCCTCCTGGATAACTGCTCCGTGGCCGTGTTCGACCGCAGATAGGGGGCGCGGATGGGGAATGTGCTGGATAAGCTCATCGGGTTCGTCTCCCCGGCAGCGGGAGCCAGGCGGGAAGCCTGGAGGCAGTACCTGGATGAGCAGAGGAACTATGATGCGGGCAGCTTCGACCGCCTAAATGCCGGGTGGATCGCTTACAACCAGTCCGCAGAGCAGACGGACCGCTACAGCCGCGACACGGTGCGGGCCAGGGCGCGGGACCTGGAGCGCAACAGCGACATGGCAAACAGTGTGATCGGAGCCTACAAAAGGAACGTGGTCGGCCTGGGCTGGACCCTCCAGGCCCGGACGCCCAGTGAGGGACTGGACCGGAAGATCGAGGAGGCATGGGTCCAATGGTGCAGGCGGAAGAACTGCGACGTCACCGAGACGCAGAGCTTTAACCAGATGATGCGCATGGCGGTAAAGAGGAAAAAGGTCGACGGGGGCATCCTCTTCAAGAAATGTTACACCAGCGGCGGCCTGGTGCCCTTCAAGCTGCAGGCCCTGGAGGTGGATGAGCTGGACACCGGACGCGCGGCCCCCAGGGATCCAGAGCATCGTGTTGTCGGAGGGATCGAGCTCAACACATACAACAAGGCCGTCGGATACTGGATCTGCCAGTACAGCGTGGACGGCTACAGCCAGATGGAGCCCGTATACGTGCCCGCCAAGGACATCATCTACTATTTCACCAAGGACCGCCCCTCCCAGGTCCGGGAGATGAGCGACTTAGCCCCGGCGATCACACGGGTGCGGGATGCCAATGAGTTTATGACTGCTGTATCGGTCAAAGAGCGCATCGCTGCCTGTCTCGCAGTGTTCGTAAAAAAGATCACGCCCACATACAGCAGCTTTGGGAACAGGAATACGAACATGCACGTCGGCGGCACGAGCGGGGATTACGAGGGCAAGAAGATAAGCCCCGGCATGATCAAGGAATTGAATGCCGGGGATGAGATCCAGGTGGTCAATCCCGCCGGACAGGCCACGGACGCGGCCAGTTATATCAAATTACAGCAGAGGCTCATCGGGGCCGGTCAGGGATTATCCTATGAGGCCACCAGCCGGGACATGAGCCAGAGCAATTATTCCAGTGCCCGCCAGGGGATCATAGAGGATGAACAGACCTACATAGAAGATGTAGAGCTACTGCAGGAAGTGGTGATGGATGAGGTCTACGAGACTTTTGTCATCTCAGGCGTTTTGTCGGGACTTTTTGATATCCCGAAGTTTTGGGAGGACAAGCGCAAGTACCTAAAGCATGAGTGGGTAGCGGCCCCGAAGAAATGGATCGACCCATTAAAGGAAGCGAACGCAACGAAGATCGCATTACAGACCGGACAAAAGACCTTCCAGCAGATCGCGGCAGAGAACGGGAAGGACTGGAAGGACCAGATCGACGAGACGGTCACCGTATTGGAATACGCAAGGGAAAAGGGAGTGGAGTTAGGGGGTGTCATATTTGGAAAGTCACAGCAGGAACTCACGCCAGCTGGTGAGAAAGGACCAGCGCCGTCGGCAGTGCCCGGTGTACCCGCAGATCAGGGCGATGGGGGACAAGGATCCCAAGAGCAGCCCGGCACAGGGCAGGGGGACGGACAACAAGAAAAAGAGCCAGGTACGGACGTTCAGTGATATGGATGTGCGCGCCATGGAGGGCGAGGGGAATGAACGGAAGTTCATCCTGTCATTCTCCAGCGAGGAGCCGTACGAGCGTTCCTGGGGCCGGGAGATCCTGGACCACAGCCCCGATGCCGTGGACCTCACCCGGCTGGGCTCCATAGGTGTGCTCCTGTATAACCATGACAGGGACAAGGTGCTCGGGAAAGTCAACAGGGTATGGCTGGAAGGCCAGCGGGGCATGGCGGAGGTCGAGTTCGACAAGGATGAGGCATCCGAGGTAGTCTTCCAGAAGGTAAAGAGCGGGACGCTAAAGGGCGTATCCGTTGGATACAAGATAAATGTGATCGAAGAAGTGAGATCGGGCGCGGTATCCACAGACGGACGTTTCACAGGCCCTTGTGATGTGGCTAGGGATTGGATGCCCTACGAGATCAGCATCGTCAGCGTCCCGGCGGATGCCACGGTGGGCGTTGGGCGTGATCTGGGGCAGCAGGATACAACGGGCGCACCGGGGACGTTATCGTACTTTGAGGCGCAGTTACAGATAAACCAGAACAAGGAGGTAAGTATATGACACCGAAACAGAGACGGGATGCCGCGATGTTGAGACAGCAGGCCATCGTGAACGCTGCCAAGGCAGAGGGCAACCGGGCATTGACAGCAGAGGAGCAGGCCGAGTTTGAGGCTTGTCAGCGTGAGATCGAGGAGGCTGACGCTGAGATCGGAACACAGGAGAGAGGTCTGGCAGGAGGTACGGGGGCACCTATGGCACCTCCACAGATACCGACAGGGATCCAACCAGCCCAGCCCCAGATGGCAACACCGCCAGCCGTACCCCCAGCAGGCCAGCGCAGTGAGACGGAAGCAGAGCGCAGCCGCGTGACGGACATCATCGCCCTCTGTCGGGACTTCGATATCGATCCGACGGACCATATCCGGGACGGATCCAGCCTGGAGGAGGTGCGCGCCGCCATCCTGGAGGGCATGAGACAGACAGGCGCACCCATCCGGGTGCAGGTCACAGGGGATGAGGGCGATAAGTTCCGGGAACGAGCATCGGACGCTCTCATGATGCGCGCAGGCCTGCCCGTGGAGCATCCGGCGGACGGGGCAGGTGAACTGAGGACCATGAGCCTCCGGGACTTAGGGATCGAGTGCCTGGGCCGTGACGGACGCGATACCATGTCGCTCCTACGGATGCAGCCAGATGAGATGTATATAGAGCTGGGCCGCCAGTTCTACAACCCCACATCGGCCTTCCCGGCGATCCTGGACAATACGATCAGAAAGAGCATCGTGCAGCTCTACAACGAGGTGCCGACCACCTTCCAGGTATGGACCACGAAAGGCAGCGTCAAGGACTTCAAGTCCACGCCGGACCATGAATACGTGATCGGAGGGATGGGGGATTTCCTCCTGGTGCCGGAAAACGGCGAACTGAAACCTATGACACCCAAGACAGAGCTGCTGCCCAGCTTCAAGATCGACACCTATGGGCGCTCGTTCAGTATGACGCGGCAGGCGTTCATCAATGACGACATCGGGTTCATCACCCGGGTGCCGGGGCTGTTTGCAGCCAGCGCGAAGAAGACCATCGACAAAGCCGTCTATTCGGTACTCTACGACAATAAGGCGATCTTCGACAAGACCAAGCTCTTCGATGAAAAGCACAGTAACGTGATGGAGACTGGCTCCAAGCCTACCCAGGCGTCCATCCAGGCCATGATATTACTGATGCAGCAGCAAAAGGACCATTTCGGGCAGGCGATCTATATCACGCCGCAGCACATCATCGTCCCAGTGGGATATGAGTTCGACCTAGCGGTCATCCTGCACAGCACGCAGGTGACAGGGAGCAACAACAATGACATCAACCCATTGTACAACTATCCGCTCAACATCGTACAGACCCCGGTACTGAATGCTCTGGCGGGGAGCGGGCCTGTACCTTGGTTCATGATCGCCAACGCCGCCAGCGCCAAGGGTATCCAGGTGAACTACTTGAACGGCCAGGAGACACCGACCGTACGGCGCATGGAGACACCTGGCGTATTGGGGTTCCAGTGGGACATCTACCTTGACTGGGGCATCGCTGTGAGGGATTTCAGGGGCATGGCAAAGAATCCAGGCGAGAAGATCGCGGCGTAAGGAAAGGAGGAAGGGGATATGAGCAAGGCAAGAGCCAGTTACTGGCAGAGAGGTGAATCCCTCGATTATGTAAATGAGACAGAGGAGATGATCGAAGCTGGGGAGGTGGTAGCCTTCGGGGAACGTGTTGGCGTGGCGGCTACAGATATCGCACCTGGAGAAAAGGGAGCCATCGATGTTGAAGGCGTCTATGAAGTCCCAAAAGGCGATGATGCCATCGAGGCCGGGAGCGAGGTGTATTTCAGGACGGCGGCCATGGTCTCAAAGATGGAGAAGATCGCCGCGGCGTCCGCAGTGGGCACTTATAACTCCACGGTCAAGGACCAGCTCGAAAAGATGGAGGTGCTTGCCATCCCGTCCGCAAACGGGACAGTCAACGGGACAGTCAGGGACTGCATCCGGGCTGGGTATGCCACGCAGGATGCAGAGGCGGGCGCGGGGACTGTCTACGTGAAGATCAACGCATGATACCAGAAAAGACATCTGGCCGGGAACGCATCAAAGCGCGGCCCGCAACCGCCCAGCCGGGCCTCCCTGGCATGGCCTACCCATCGGCAGGGCCGGGGATAGACCTGATCGGGAAGCCGCCGCCCCGTCATCTGCGGGGCGCACGGCCAGAGCCGACGAAAGGGAGGAGGAAGTCACATGCCTAAAAGGATGGGTTTTAAAGAGTTATTGCAGCAGGATGTAAAGAACGTGTTCCTGAACCCGGCAGAGTTCGGGGAGACGCACACGGTGAACGATAAGGAGATGGTCATCGTCATCGACGACCATGAGCTGTTGGAGCGTCAGATACAAGGCCAGTATGCGGACGGTATCTACATGAAACGGAAACTGGCATATGTGCCAGCGGCAGACTTCGGCCCGCTGCCAGCAAAAGGGTCACTCTTCATGATCGATGAGGAGGGCTATATCGTGGTGGAGGCCATTGCAGAAGGAGATATATATGCGGTCACGATCGAGGCGAACGAAAGCCGATGATGACGATCAGATATGAGCTGGACAAAAAACAGCTCAGGAGTGTGGAACGCGATCTTAAAAAGCTGAGGTCAAGGATGCCGACGATACTGGGCCGCGTCGCCAACAAGACAGCCACGAGTGCGAGGATGTCCCTGACCAGAGAGCTGCAGGAGACCTACACCGAAAAGCCGAGCAAGCTGAAACAGAACATAACGATAGGAAAAGCGTCGAAAGGTGACCCGATCGCAACGATAAGGGTGTCAGGCAAGGCGCAGCCCTCGATCCTCTTCCACCATTCGAAGGGAGGCCGCGTCGGGGCAAAGCTGCAGGTACGGACAGATAGGCCGTTCAAGGCCGTCATATCGAACATAGGGGGAGAGGGGCGGAAAGCGTTCATCGCCCAGATGCCCAGCAAGCATAAGGGCATCTTCCAGAGGAGGGCCGGGGAGTACATGAAAAAGTCCCCGAGGCTGTCGAAGGCCGGCAACGCCAGGAAGTCCCAGCATACGGAGCGGATAAAGGAACTCTTTGGGCCGTCACCGGTCAAGATGGTAGAGGGCGCATACGGGGGACGTGCCAGGTTCACGGAAGGGATGGGGCCAGAGATAAAAGACCTATTCCAAAAATATTTCGGGCAGCAGGTCGGGCTCATCCTGGGCAAAAAGAAAGGAGGGGACGCATAGATGACAGCAGCACATCTACAAGATGCACTCATGGAGGATGTTAGGGAGATACTCAAAGATATCATCACGGAAGACAAGTCCGGGGAGCGGGTGGAGGGAGTGAACGTCTTCGCACAGCAGCTCCCGGTCTTCAGGGCACGCGAGGGGGATGCCTCAAAAACCCTGCCCTATGCCGTTGTGAAGTTGCTCGACGGCGTGACGGCGAACGAGGATCCCTGGACGGTGACAGCGGGCATCTATCTCGGCGTCCGCGATATGGACCAGGAGAACCAAGGGCATAGGCATGTGCTGGTGATGATACAGCGGATCATCGACCGATTCGTATCAGAGCCATTGTTGGCAAAAAAGTATTGGGCGCAGCCAGAGATGGAATGGGCGCTGGACACAGAAGACCTCTACCCCAATTTCTACGGGGCTGTCTGCATCAAGTTCAGCGTACCGAAGATAGGGAGGAGGATGACAGAGTATGACTGATATAGATAAAAAAGATGGATCAGGGACGTTGCAGTCCGAGGATACAAAAACGGCAGCGGTGAAAAAAGAAGATGCCACGCCAAAACCGAAAAAGAAGGCCCCTGGGATGAAAGGCCCCTGGATGTATGTAGGCCCGACAGTCCCGGGCATCGGCATCCAGAACCGGGTGTACACAGCGATCCCGGCAGAGGCGGCAGGACGGGCTAAAGAGGTACCCGAAGTGGGACTGTTGTTCATCCCCATCAAGGATTACCCGATGGCCAACAGGATGCTGCGGGAGGGGACAGGTTACATCTATAACGCCTACTGTAAAGTAGTGCAGATCAGGAAAGGAGGGGATGGGGCATGAGTGGGGTAGACCAGAGATTAGTCGGCCAGAACATGGGCAGGCACGGGATATTTATAAGAGAGGAGACCACGGCCATCACAGTGCCGGTCCCGGGATACAGTGCCGTACAGGTGGTGATCGGGACTGCACCCATCAACATGCTGGAAGACCCAGCCAGCGCCGTGAACGTCCCGATATTGGCGACAAAGGCAACGGAGGCCATGGGTGATCTGGGGTACTGTACTGACTTTGAAAAGTATACGCTGTGCCAGAGCATGTACGTAACGGGCAACATCTACCGTGTCATGCCGGTGGTATATATCAATGTCCTGGATCCGGCGAAGCACAAGAAAGCCTTGGAGGCGGATGAGGTGGAGGTGGATGCACTCCGGGCGATCGTCAAGACGGCAGGGATCCTGCGGGAGGGGCTGACAGTGACCGCAGATGGTGCACCACTGGAGCCCGTAAGGGATTACACCATCGACTATGACGCCAATGGATACCTGGCCATCAGCCTGGTGGCTGGAGGCGCTGGGGATGGGGCGGACAAGGTCAGCGTAGCTGGCAGTGTGCTGGATCCGGACGCTGTGACAAAAGAAGACATCATCGGTGCATATGACCCACTGACCGGGAAAGAGACAGGCATGGAACTGATCCGGCAGGTCTATCCCAGGTTCGGTATCGTACCGAGCCTGGCTCTGGCCCCAGGATATTCCCAGATCCCTGAGGTGGGCATCGCCCTGTCCGCAAAGATGGCGGACATCAACGGCGTGTTCAAGGGCATCGCGCTCCTCGATCTGGACACAGAAAGAGCCAGGAAGTACACGGACTGCAAGGATGTGAAGGAGGGCAGCGGCTTTACGTCAGAGTTCTGTTATCCGCTCTGGCCATGTTTTATGATCGGCAGGACGATACTCGCCGCATCAGCGGTCGTGGGAGCGTTGATGGCCTATGTGGATGCGAGCCACGGGGACGTGCCCTATGTATCGCCGTCCAACAAGATCCTGGGGGTCACGGGCACATGCCTGGCGGATGGGACGGAGGTCATCATGGACCAGGACCAGGCGAGCGCGGTGAACGGGTACGGCGTCGCCACGGCTTTTAATTTCAACGGATGGAGGCTCTGGGGCAACTATACGGGCGCATACCCGTCCGTCCTGGATGCCAAGGATATGTGGCTGCCTGTGCGCAGGATGTTCAACTGGCAGGGGAACACGTTCATCCAGACGTATCTCGATAAGGTCGACGACCCGATGAACAGATACTTGATCGAGAGCATCGTGGATTCGGAGAATATCCGGTGCGCAGCGTTCGCGCCGAGCATGTGGGCGGGGGCGGTCATCGAATACCTGGCGGAAGACAACTCAGATGCGGATATCCTGGCCGGGAGGATGGTGTTCAGGCAGCATATCGCCCCCTACACACCGGCGCAGGAGATCACGAACATATTGTCTTATGATGTGTCGATGCTGAGGGAGGCTCTGATAGGAGGTGAAGGATAAGGATGGCAGGGAAAAATATTGTCGTACCGGAGCTGGTACACAGTTTTAATGTCTACAGTGATGACGCAAAGAGGCTGATCGGCATATCCGGTGAGATCGACCTGGGGGAGCTGAAGACGATGAGCGAGACGGTCAACCTGGCGGGCATGTTAGGGGAGTATGATGCTCCGGCGGCCGGGCATACCTCATCCATAAAGCTCAAGATACCGTTCACGATCCTATATGAGGACCTGTTCGGGCTGCTGGACCCGTCCGGGGCGGTGCAGCTGACGCTCAGGGGTGCGCTGCAGCATATCAGCCCGGAGACGTTCAAGATCGATGAGTACGGCGTTAAGATCGTGGTCAAGGGCAGGATGACAAATACGGCATTGGGGAAACTGGCCAAGGCCAAAAAAGGTGACCCGGAGGTCGAACTGGAGGTCCTGTATATAAAGATCATGATAGACGGAAAAGAGACCTTGGAGATCGATAAGCTCAACTTTAAATTTATGGTCAACGGAAAAGACCATCTCGCGAAGATACGCAGTCTGATATAGGGAGGATGTCATGGGAGAAAAAAATACAGAGAAAAAAGAGATCGTGGAGATCAGAGGAGACAGAGTGGAGGTAACGCCGGACGATGAAAAGACGATCGAGTTGTCCAGGACGTATAAGTTCGAAAATGAGGAGGTCTCCAGCTTGTATCTTTCCGGATTGGAGGAGATCACGGCTGCGGATATGATCAAGGCGAACAACATCATGACGAACGATGGGGCGGCTGCGGTCATCCCAGAGAACACCTTGTATTTCGCACTGATCCTCGCGTCGTTCGCGGCGGGTATGCCGGTTGAATTCTTTAAGGAACTGAAGCCTGGAGACGCGATAAAAGTCAAACGTTTCATCACACAATATTTTTTCGTCGAGGACTGAGGCTAAGGGATGCGGACCGGCTCCGGATGGTGTGCATGGCGCTGAGTTCCCAGAACGTAGCGAGTTACGGGGAGCTGGAAGAGAAACCCATCTATGAGCTGATGAACATCTGCAGGTGCTGGAAGGAACTGCGGGAAGAGATGAGAGGGGGTTAGGCATCGATGGACGATCTGAGCATCATGATCAAGATCGGCGGGAAGCTGGAAAAGAGCTTCAATGACGCGATCAAGGCGGCCCAGACCAGTCTGTCGGGCCTCAATGCGGCCGTATCCAAGGAGATGGCTGCGGTGGGGGACGCCAGCACCGCAGCCGCTATGAAGATGGCGGATGCGGGGAGGATGTATGCGGGGGCATCTAAAGATATGGCCGCTGCAGCGAGGATGGGCGCCACCGCCTCCAGGAGGATGGCGGCAGATGGACGGATGGCCGCCACATCATCCAAGGACCTCGCATCGGCGGGGAAGGGTACGGCCACTACGTTCAAGGATATGGCCGCAGAAGGGATGCGGGCGGCGGATGCCGTCAGGGGCATCGCTTCGACAGGAAAGGTGACCGCCGCTTCCATCCAGGATATCACTTCGGCATTAAAAGGAGTGGTGGCAGGGTTCAGGGACATGTCCATGCAGGGCAGGATGGCTTCCAGGGCCATGCAGGCAGGGGGACAGGGGGTCACCAGCTTGTCTACGGAACTCGCGGTAGGGGGCAGGGGGATCACCAGCCTATCCAGGGGCATGGCAGGAGCAGGTCAGATGGCAGGAGCGGCGTCCAAAGGGTTCCTGGTCGCAGGGGCCGCGATCGCCGCAGTCGCCGCGACAGCAGCGATCGCGGGGAAAGTGATGCTGGAGGTCGGCAAGTACAGCGTGCAGGTCGGCATGGAGTTTGAGACAGCCATGTCCGATGCGGCCGCCACCGCGAACGCGAGTACGGAGGAGTTCGCCAAGATGGAGCAGGCCGCCATGGAGATGGGTAAGACCACGTCCAAGACAGCCTCAGAATCCGCTAAGGCCCTGGAATATATGTCCCTGGCAGGTTGGGATGTGGATACGTCCATATCTGCCCTGCCTTCCGTCTTAAAGATGTCAGAGGCGTCCGGCATGGAGCTGGGCCAGACATCTGACCTGGTCACGGATTCCATGGCCGCGCTCGGTGTCACAGTGGAGCAGCTGCCCGGGTACCTGGATGTAGCCACAAAAGCCCAGACCAAGTCCAACCAGTCCGCCCAGCAGCTCATGGAAGCATATATCGGTGTGGGCGGTACGATGAAGAACCTGAACGTCCCCATCGCGGAATCGGCTACAGCCCTGGGCGTACTTGCGAACCGTGGCCTCAAAGGGGCAGAAGGCGGGACAGCCCTGAACGCGGTCATGGTCAACCTGACCACAGGGGCGGGCCAGGCCGGGAAGATGATGCAACAGCTGGGCGTATCAGCGTTTGACCAGCAAGGTAAGTTCATCGGGCTGGGAGCGACGCTCCAACAGTTAGACACGGCACTGCAGGGATACAGCGAGGAACAACGTAACGCTGCCCTAGCGGCGATCGGCGGTAAACAGCACATGGACGCACTGAACGCCCTCATGGCTGGCCTCAATACGACCAACGCGGAAGGCATCTCAGAATGGGCGGCACTCACCAAGGAACTAGAAGACTGTAACGGGTCCCTGCAGGCCATGAGGGATATGAAGCTCGACAACCTAAAAGGTGACATGGAGACCTTAAAGTCCGCCACCCAGGATGCCGGGATCAAGATCTATAAACATCTGAACGCGCCCATGCGTGAGTTTACCCAGTTCGGGACCCAGGCAGTCTACCAGGTATCGGATGCCCTGGAGAGGGATGGGTTTGCCGGAGCGTCGATGGCCGCCGGGGATGCGCTCGCGGAAGGGATGGGCATGCTCATCGAACGGGCGCCTGAGTTCCTGGCCAAGGCTGCGGTCTCAGTCGGGTCGTTCCTGGTGGGGTTTGCGACAGAGCTCCCCGCGGACCTCCTGACGGGGATCATAAAAGGGGCGCCGAGGCTCCTAAAGGCACTCCCAGGGCTCGGCGTCGATATCGTGAAGGCGATCATCAAAGGTATCTTCTCGATAGGCAGTGCTCCTTTAAAGGCCATCGGGAGCTTGCTCTTTGGCGACTTGGATGACGCGGGGATAGATAGAGCGGGCATCGATGCGGCTAAGGATTATCCCGCCGGTATCGGGACGGATATGGCCGCAGTGGCCGATATCCCGGCGGTCCCGCAGGGGATCAGAGACACGGATATGGCAGGGGCGACCCTGCCCGTTGGAGAAAAAGGGATATCCCCAGCGGGGCTGATGGATAGTATGGCCGGACAGGGCATGGATATCCCAGACATCCTGGGGACTCCGGTAGATATGACAACAGGGGTCGGACAGATGCCAGTTGTATCCATGGATGCAGTACCGCCGACGGATGGGATGGATACTAAAGGGGCAGATATGCCCGTTGTGGTCGATGCGCCCCCTGTACCGCAGGCAGTTGATGGCCCGAGGGATAAGATCCCTAAGGGGATAGGGACGCGGATCAGCAGGGATGTCCTTGCGGGCAGCCCTGCAGGGGCCTTACCGGTCCCCGATGTAGGGGTCCCACAGACCTCCATCGATACAGGAGGGGCCGTCGTGGAGCCTCTGGTGCGCGATATGGATACGGCGGGCACGGATGCGGGCGTCACAGCGCCGTCCGTCGATGTGGTGCAGGACATCGTGCCGACACCGTCGTGGACCTTGTCGGATATCCCTATAGAGGTCACACAGGTATCATCGCCTGGGACCATACCAGATATCCCCATGGAGGCCACACAGATATCCCAGGATGTCATACCAGATATCCCCATGGAGGTCACACCAGATATATCCATAGAGGGTGTACAGGCATCCCCCGGGATCGTGCCGGAGATGCCTGCAGGGGTCGCTCAGACGACCTTTGATATCGTACCAGAGATAGCCACAGGGGCAGTGCCGGACGTTCCGATAGGTATCGCGCAGGTATCCCCGGATGCCATACCAGATATCCCTATAGGAGCCGTACAGGTGCCTGGGATAGAGGCGCCGGATCTGGCTATGGATCCCGTGCGAGTACCCATAGAGGTCGTCCATGCACCTGTTGACAGCGCATCTGATATGGAGCAGATGGGCGGCATGTCAGTGATGACGGGTGTATCCGATACCGTTCCAGATGCAGCCCCCGCAGCAACAGCGGGGACTATGGACAGCCCAGCCATGCCGGAGGTACCTGCTCAGGATATCACGATACCAGTCCCGGAGAGCATACGGATCGGGGATATCCAGATCCCGCCAGTCGGTATCGACATGACAGGTATAGGTGATGGTATCGCCCAGGTCAGGGATGTTGTGCGCACCGGTCTAAAGGGCGGCCTGGCCAGACAGGCCATCGAGGTATCGGGGATAGATGTGGATGGCGCCACTCTATCCGACAAGCTGGGGGCCGTCGGTGCGCAGGGAAGCCGCGCTCTCATGGATGGTGTCGCAAAGGGTATCGACGGTATCGCAGATATATCCCAGGTGGGTATCGATATGACCGGCATCGATGTGGGCAAGGCACTGCAGATCCCCCAGGTCCCACTGCAGGGAGTGGTCCAGGCAGTGACGGGAGGGGCCTTACATGATGCGGTCCCAGATATGGCGGTGGCACAGGATACGGCCGGGAACATGGCAGATATATCCAAGACATCCCCAGGACCCCTGCCGGTCGTAACGGTGGTGCAGGAGCCGGCCGAGGGCATAGGGGTCGCATACGGCTGGATCCGGGATATCGCAGATACGATCCGGGACGTTTTGAGACTCCCAGATATGGATACCCTGTCCGGACGTTCCGTGGTCGAGGAGACGTTGGATGCCATCGTGGGCAAGATGAGGGATCTGGAGAGCCCTACACCGGATGTGGCCCCATCGTTCACATTGAACCTGACGGTCAACATCGAGAGCAGCGGCGATGTGCGGGAGGATGTGACTGAGGCGGCTAGGATCAGTATGCGGGAGTTTGAGAGACACATGGGAGAATGGATGAGGAAGCACCGGAGGACTGGGTTTGGTAAAGGGATAAATGAGATGTTCGTGTAGGGAGGGAGGCGGTACAGATGGCATCGACATACATGACCAGCCAGGGGGATACATGGGACCTGATAGCCTATGATCTCTATGGTGACGAGAAGTATATGCGTTACCTGATCGAGGCCAGCTGGCCGCTCCTGGACATCTTAGTGTTTTCTTCCGGGACGATGGTCAACGTGCCGGATATCCCAGAAGAGGCGGATGAAGACAGGCCCTTCTGGCGTGATGCAGATGTGGAGGATGAGTGATATGAGCAACCCACGGAGAGTGACGGCAGACTTTAGATTCAATGGGAAATGGCTGGGGAAATCCTTAGATGACTATCTCCAGTCGGTGACCTATACGGATGTGGCATCGGGTACGAGCGATCAGCTGGATATCGTGCTGCAGAACATAGAGATGGACTGGCTCGGCAAGAAATATCCGAAGAAAGGCGACCGGGTGGATGGGAAGATCATCTTCGTCAACTGGGACAGCATACTGGATAAAAAAGTGGACTGTGGGGCTTTTGTCCTGGATGATGTGGGTTTTTCAGGCGGTCCCCTCACAGCAGAGTTTGGGTGCGTCGCGGCCCCGATCAACAGTTCTTTTAATACGAGGGAACGTACAAAGACCTATAAGGATGTCACGATCGAGGAGATCGCGCAGGAGATCGCGGATAAGTACGATCTGGAACTGAGGTGTTCCGATGCGGACATACGGATCAAGACCATAGAGCAGTCCCAGAAGACGGACAGCGCATTTTTATATGACCTATGCGATACATATGGCTTATCGATGAAGGTCTACAAAAAAGCTATCGTGATCTATGACCAGACTGTCATGGAAGAAAAAAAGACAGTAGCCAAACTCACCAGAGAGTCTTTCATCGATGACAGATGGGAATATAAAGATGCTCTTGTCGGTGTGTACACGGGAGCCAGGATATCTTACAAACCGGGGGACGGCAGCGACGAGATAAGCGTTTATGTAGGTGAAAAAGACGAAGAGGCGAAAGATGCCCGGGTGCTGCACGTCAACGAGGTGGCAGACAGCATATCAGATGCTTACTTTAAAGCGGCGGCAGCGGTCAACAAGTCTAACCAGGAGGCGACCACGTTATCCGGTGATATCTGGCCGGATCCGAAGATATGCGCCGGGGTCACGGTCAAGGTGAGTGGACTGGGTAAGGCGGGCGGCAAGTATTTCGTGGATAAATGTGTGACAGAGGTGGGGGGTTCAAGATCGCGCCAGACTGTAGAGATGCATAAGTGCCAGGAACGCTTGCCGCGCGGACCAGAGCCAGAGGAGGAGTGACATGGCGGAGAGGCTGATCAGGATAGGGAGGGTATCGACCGTAGACTATGAGAACGGGATGGTCAGCGTCACATACCCGACCTTGGACGCTGATACGACAGATAAGTTCCCTGTTTTTTCGATGGCAGACGAGTACAAGATGCCCGTTGTCGGGGAGGATGTGCTGGTGCTGCATCTCCCCACAGGCCAGTCAGCCGGTGTCATCTTAGGGAAGATGTGGAACACAAAGAACATGCCGAGGAAGTCCGGGGAGCACGTATACAGCCAGGAGTTCGGGGATGAGCCGGATGAATCCTACATGGAGTATGACGGCACAGACGGCGACCTAAAGTTCAAGGATAAGAACGTTGGCCCAGTCACATTGACCGATCTGCTGGGCTTGGCAGAGACGGACAAGCACCGCAGGGAATTTGGGGACGAACCAGGGGAGGCATATATCGAATACCGGCCTGATGAGGGGCGGATGTATTTCAAGGATAAGAGGGCTGGGCTGGTGAGCTTATCAAGGATATTGGGCCTGAGCCCAGAAGATGAGCTAAAAGACCCAGAGCCAGTCCCGGACCCGGCACCAGATCCAGGGCAAGGTACGGATACAGATCAGGGCCAGATAGGGGGCTTACATGGCTAAGATAGGCAACTGGGGGAAACACATAAAGTTTACTGTCGATTCCGAGAAGGTACTGTCTTTCAAAGGCTTCAAGCGCACGGCGAAGGGCAGATGGGCGGATCATCCCATCATAAACGAGAAACCTAAAAAGGAGTTCCAAGGCCCCGACGCATCCAGCGTGAGCCTGGATGTGGTACTGTCCGCATATCTGGGTGTCAGCCCGAAGGATATCATCAAGGACCTGGAAGAGGCGTGCGAGAAGGGAAAGATAGAATATCTGTACATCGGTGGCAAGAAAGTCGGCAAGTGCAAGATGTACCTAGAATCGATGAGCGAGACGTGGGATGAGATATGGAACAAGGGTGAACTGGCCAGGGCGACCTTGAGCCTGACATTTACAGAATATAACTAAAGGGGGTGTCCCATGAGGGAAACGAGCAGGATCGAGATCGTCCCCGTCGGTGGGGAAGCCCCCATAGAACGCGTGAACGCACAGTTGAAAGCCCTGATACTCACTCGGGAGCGCACCATCCCCGGGAGCAGGGGCTTCGGATTGAGCGGCGATTATCTGGATGCGCCATGCTATGAGGTGGCCAGTGAGTTCGGCGTGGAACTGGAGGAGAAAGTAGATATCTATATCCCGGAGATCGATATCGCAGAGGTAAAAGTAGACGCCGGTATCGACGGGCGGGTGGACACACAGGTATCAGTGAGATGGAGGGATGGATATGATAGCACAGATCAGTAACCTGCCAGACGTGAGTTTCATAGACAACATGACCCTGGATGACGTCCAGGCCCTCTTAGTAAAAAGCTACGAGGAAAAGTACGAGCAGGTGACAAAGGAAAAGGTCAGCTTAAAGAGGGCGGATCCCGTAACCCTCACCCTCTATGCTTGCTCCGTGCTGATCTACCAGGCACTCATGTATGTGGACAGGGCTGGAAAACAAGACCTGATCAAATACAGCTACGGTGAGTTCTTGGACAATATCGCCGCCAACAAAGGCGTCACGCGCCTCCCCGCCCAAGCTGCTGAGGTGACCGTACGTTTCAGTATCCCCGCGCCCCGCAAGGATGCGGTCAGCATCCCCACAGGGACCAGGGTCACATCGGGGGACGGGATCTATTTCGGGACCATGGAGTACGCAGAGATCCCACCGGGGGACGTATACGTGGATATCCCCTGCAGATGCCAGACAACGGGGGCCGTCGGCAGCGGCCTGGCCGTGGGGAGCATCAACACATTGGTGGACCTGCTGCCCTACATATCCGGCGTATCAAACATAGAAGAGAGCCAGGGCGGGGCGGATATAGAGGACGATGAGAACCTTGCAGAGCGTGTATACCTGGCCCCATCGGCCTATTCCGTGGCCGGACCCAGGGACGCGTATATCTACCACACAAAAGCCTATGGCGCGTCCATCGGCTCCGTGAATGTCTCCAGTCCAAAGCCATGTGAGGTGGAGGTGCGGGTGCTCTTAAAGGATGGTTCTCTCCCCTCCCAGGCACTACTGGATGGCATCCTGGAAT